ACGGTCACCTACGGAACGCGCACGGCCAAGTACACGAAGGTCGGCCGCCTGGTGACGTTCTCAGCCGACATCTCGGTCACCACCGGACCGACGACCTCCGGAGGAACCGGGAGCAAGGGCGTCATCTCCGGGCTGCCGTTCTCGGCAAGCGGACCGGGCACCTGCCACGTCGGATGGCGCACCGGAACGTGGGGAACGAACAAGCCGGATCGCGGATACGTCTCCGGAACCAACATCCAGCTCGTGACGAGCGGCTTCGTCGAGCTCGGCCCGACGGACCTCGGCACGACCACGCCGCCGCTCTCCGCGACCCGCATCATCCTGTCGGGCTCCTACTTCATCTCCTGAGGAATCCATGCCAACGCAGACAGTCGAGAAGGCGTCCTTCGACGCCGAGGGCGTGATCTCCGTCTCCATCGAGACCATCGTCACGGACGGCAACGACGCCTTCGTGTCGCGGTCCATCCGACGCGGCACCTACGCGCCCGGGACGGACACCGCGCTGCTGCCCGCGTTCGCGGTGTCGCAGGCGAACGCCGTGTGGACGCCCGCCGTCGTGGAAAACTACAAGTACAGGTTCGGCACGCCTGAGCCGCTCAACGAACTATGAACAAGCTCGATGCAGTGAACGCCGTGCTCCGCCGCGTCGGCGTCCTTCCTGTGCCGGCGCTCGACACCAACGGGCCGTCCGCGGCCGGGCACGCGGAGCGGTTCCTCGACGCGGCCGACAGGTCGCTCCAGGCGAGGGGCTGGCACTTCAACACCCGGCGCGAGGTCACGCTGACCCGCAACGTGTCCAACAAGATCGCCGTCCCGGCATCGACGTTCCACATCGACACCGACGGCTCGAGCCGCGGGCTTGACGTGACGGTGGTCGGTGGGTTCCTGTACGACCTCGCGAACAACACCGACGTATGGGCGCAGAACCTTGTAGTGACCTACGTCGCCCAGGCGGCGTTCGCCGACCTTCCCGAGGCGTTCGCGGACTACGTCGTGACCGACGCGGCGTTCCAGTTCAACAGGTTCCACAAGAAGGACCAGTCGCTCGACCAGATGATCAGGGACGAGCTCACCGTGCGCTGGGCCGCCCTGAAGCGGGCCGACCGGGAGCTCGCCGACGTCAACGTGCTGAACACCGCAGAATCGAACCAGCTGCGCGGGCGGCCGCGCATGAGGGATAGGAGCGTCTACTGATGCCAAGCAACGGGATGACCAAGCTCGACGCCGTGAACATGGCGCTCTCGGGCATCAACGAGTACCGGGTGACGTCGCTCGACACCGGCGGCACCTCGGTGCAGGCCGACGCGGAGCGGTACGTCGACGACTCGACGCGGTACTTCTGCGCCATGGGCTGGCCGTGCAACACGCGCAGGTCGGCGGCCTTCACGCCGTCCTCCGCGACCTTCGAGATCACGCTGGCGTCCGACGTCCTCCGCGTCCGCGGTGCCGGGCCGGACCAGCACCGGAACCTCGTGATCCGCGGCAGCAAGGTCTACGACGCCGACAAGGGCACGAACAGCATGGGCTCCGCGAACGCCGTGTTCATGGACGTGGCCGTCCTGCTGTCCTTCGAGGACCTCGACCCCATGCTGAAGGAGCTCGTCGCCAAGCACGCGCAGCAGCAGTTCGTGCGCCGGTTCTCCGCCAGCCAGCTCTCCGACGCATTCGTGTCGCAGGAGCTGTCCATCGTCGACTCCATCAACCCGAGGGAGGGCACGTTCACCATGCGTCCGCTCTTCTCGCAGGAAGCACGGCAGCCCCAGCAGGGATAAATGGCGACCAAGCCGTACTCCCAGAGGATCCCGTCGCTCCACAACGGGATCTCCACGCAGGCTCCGAGCAGCAGGTTCCCGAGCCAGGTCGCCGACGCCGAGAACGCCCTGTTCAACGTCGTGAGCGGGGTCTCCACCCGCGGCGGGTCCAGGCACGTCGTGACCCTCGACCAGATCGGGTCGGCGGCACTCGCGAACTCCGCGTCCGACTTCCGGTTCCACCGGATCGTCCGGGACTCGGCCGAGCGGTACCTCGTGGTCTACGGCCGCAACAACGGCGGCAACATGGACATCGAGGTCGTCGACCTCGGGAACCCGCGCAACCGGGTGCAGTACTTCACGCTCGGCTCCCCGAGCGCGGGGACCTTCACGATCTCGTTCGGCGGCCAGACAACGGCGGCCATCGCCCACAACGCGAGCGCGGCGACCATACAGACCGAGATCCGGGCGCTCTCCACGGTCGGGGCCGGGAACGCCACGGTGACGGCGAGCGGCGCGTGGTTCGTGGTCGCATTCTCCGATACCCTCGCGTACACGGGCCTGATGACCATCACGTCGAGCCTGACGGGCGCGACGATCGACGGCCCATACGGGACGCAGTGCAAGGTCACCGGGCTGACCGGGGCGGTGCAGACGTACCTCAACGGCGGCAGCGCGATCGCCGGCGACCTGCGGCTCCTGACCATCGTCGACACCACGATCATCGCGAACTCGCAGGTGGCGACCGGGACCACCACGTCGAACCAGGCGCTCGACGCAGCCAAGATGCCGATCAAGATGGAGCGCAGCTCGCTGGTCCCGCCGACCTTCGCGCTGTCGCAGATCACCTGGAACGCAGGGAGCGCGACCAAGACCGCGCCCGTCCCGATGCGGATGGGATCGGGCGGCGAGAAGCGGATCGCCGACGTCGCGTACCACCGCGGCAGGCTCTGCTTCGCGATGGACGAGTGGCTCGTCACGAGCCAGCCCGACTCGCTCTACAACTTCTTCCCGTTCGTGGACGAGCCGAACTACAACGACTCCAACCCGATCGTGGCGCAGCTCGGCAGCTCGAGCGTGTCGGTGATCGACTGGATCGTCCCGTTCCGCAAGGCGCTGCTCGTCCTCACCAGGAACGGCGCGCAGTTCGAGATCGGCGGCGGGGAGACCTTCACGCCGAAGTCGGCCACCCTCACGCCGAGCACGACCTACGCGACGCAGCGGGTCAAGCCCGCGCCGATCTCGTCGTTCATCTACTTCGCCGGCGTCCGCGAGAACACCTCGGTGGTCTACGAGTACGCCTACGACGACGTCCAGGTGTCGTACCGGGCGTCCGCGATCACCCAGCACGTCGACGGCCTCCTGCCGTCCTCCATCCGCAGCCTCGCGGCCAGCGACAACAACGACACGCTCGTGGTGGTGCCGGGCAACCCGTCGCCGAACCCGGGCGCGGCCGTGCAGTCGAACGGCCTCGGCGGCGGGCGGTGGTCCAACCCCAACACCTGGGCCGGCGGCATCTCGCCGACCGAGGGGCACGTCGCGCAGATCGCCTCCGGGGACGTCGTGGTCTTCGACGGCTACGGGCAGTCGAGCGCGAACCTGTTCATCTACCGCACGCTGCGCGTCGCGGACAAGCTCGTCCAGAGCGCGTGGACCAAGTACACGTTCAACACCGACCGCATCCTCGACGTGGCGATCGTCGAGGACACGGCCTACGTCCTGCGGATGGCGTACAACCAGCCGATCGGGAGCGGGAGCACGGCGGCGAACTACCGGGTGGTGATCGACTCCATGCCGATCTCGTCGGACCCGTCCGCGCCGGCCACGTTCGACGAGCAGCCGCGCCTCGACCACCGCAGGGTGGTGCGTACCGGGACGGTCGCGGGCGGCTCCGTGAAGTGGCGCATCGACGCGGCCGACTACGACATCGACACGGTCTCCTCGCAGGTCAACGGGACGTGGACCGACTACGACGCGACGGTCACGCCCGTGGCCGGATCGACCGACGCCGAGGTCAGCTGCTCGCAGACGTCGCTCTCCGACAAGCTCGTGGTCCTGGGCCGCCGCATCCCGTTCAAGGTGACCACGACGCGCCTGTTCCGCACCGACGACCAGGGCAACGCGATCGTCGAGGGCGAGCTGTTCGTCAACAAGATCGTCACCGACCACACCAACTCCGGGCCGTACACGCTGTCGGTCTCGTCGGCGCGGCGCGAGGACCGGACGTTCAGGTTCTCGCCGTCCGAGGCGAACATCGACAGGTACGGCCGGCTCCAGGCATGGACGCCCGGACGGGCGCAGGACATGAGCATCTCGGTGAGGAACGTGGACTCGCGCCCGGTCGTGATCACCGGCATCGAGTTCTACGGCACGCACAACACGGCAACGGAAGGCTGATATGCCAATAGACGGACTGATCTACGGCGGAGCCGCGATGGGCCTGTTCCAGGGCTTCCTCGGCTCCATGGCGCAGGCGAAGCGCAACGACGCGCTGGCTGCGTCCATGCGCCAGCTTCAGGTCCAGCAGGGGAACACGAACGTGGCGTTCGACACCCGCAGCCAGATGCTCGCGGAGAACCAAGCGTTCCAGACGGAGGGGCTCATGCAGGGGATCGCCACGCAGCGCATGGCCCTGCGGAGGCAGTACCAGCAGGCCGCCGGGACCGCACGGGCCGGGCTCGTCGAGAGCGGGTTCGCCGTCAGCGGGTCCAAGCGTGACATCCTCCGCTCCATCGACATGGACGCCGTGATCAACCGCCGGATCCTCGAGGCCAACATCGGGCGCTCCGTGCAGGCCAGCGCGATGGAGTACCGCAACCAGCTCTTCGGGCTCCAGCAGCAGCGGATGCAGCAGCAGTACGCCTACCAGAACCAGATTACGAGCCTCGGGAACGAGCAGGGCAGCACCTTCCTCACCGGGCTCACGCAGGGCATCCAGGGCTTCGGCACCGGCGTCTCGATCGGGAGCGCCTTCAGCAACCGCAGCGTCCAGACATACGTCGGCGGAGGACGGGCATGAGCCAGTTCCAGGCACAGGCCGCGTTCCTGCCAGCGAACCAGGGAGCAAGGCGCAACGCACCCGTCGACGTCCCGTCAGGCACGGGCATCCCCGCGGTGCAGGTCGCCGGTATCGGGGCGCCCGGCCTTCCCGGCGTCGCCGTGCTCCCGGCGCCCGTC